CTTAAACAGTCAGAAACGAAAGCACCTGAACCTGCTGAAGAGGTAGATTTTTTTGCTGACCCTGACAAAGCTGTAGAAAGTAAGATTGCGAACCACCCCGCTATTAGGGAGGTTCAAGAAAATACTCTACGAATGAGACAGGAACAAGCTAAACAGGAGTTAATTAACAAGCATCCAGACGCGCAAGAGATTATTCAGACCCCAGAATTTATTAACTGGGTTAAGAGTGATGACATTCGCATGGAGCTTCTTACTCGTGCTGACCAACAGTATGACAGTAAGGCTGCTGATAACTTGTTTTCTCAATGGAAACAAATCAAACAGTCTTCTCAAGCTGCTGTTCAGAATGAGGTTGATGCTAGGAAGGATACTGTTAAACGAGCTTCTACAGGTGGGGCTAAGGGTAGTACCGAAGCACCCTCCAAAAAGATATACCGAAGGGCAGATATTATTGAACTTATGAAGACTGACCCAAGGCGTTATCAAAGTATGGAGCCTGAGATTAGAAAGGCTTATATGGAGAAGCGCGTAAGATGAGGTAATTTACAATGGCTGGTGAAACTTCTGGTGCGTTTTTTACTGCAAACGCAACTGTAGACAAAACCGCAGCGGGAACTTTTGTACCTGAAATATGGTCGGACGAAGTTATTGCTGCATATCAAAAATCTCTGAAGATGGCTCCTCTTGTTAAGACCATGACTATGTCTGGTAACAAGGGTGATGTTATCCACATTCCTAAGCCCACTCGTGGTAGCGCAAATGCTAAGGCAGAAGCCGTAGCAGTTACTATGCAGGCTAATCTGGAAAGTGAAACCACTATCACTATCAACCGTCACTACGAGTATTCTCGTCTGATTGAAGATATTGTTGAAGTCCAGGCTCTTGCCTCACTCCGACAGTTCTACACTGAAGATGCTGGTTACGCTCTTGCTAAGCAGGTTGATGATGACCTGTTCCGCGCTGGTACTGGTTTCGGTAGTGGTACGTTTGACCTGACTGTTCCTGTTACTGGTACTTGTACTGGTACTGCATGGGAAGGCGCAAACACTTACTTTGTAGACGCATCTAATGGTCTAACCGCTTACACTGACGATACAGTCGTAGCAGCAGACGTATTTACTGATGCTGGCTTCCGTGCGTTGATTAAGCTGATGGATGATAATGATGTCCCAATGACTGACCGCGCTTTCGTTATCCCACCTGCATTGCGTTCTGCAATCATGGGTACTGAGCGTTATGTATCTGCTGATTTCCGTGACGGTGCTACAGTTCAATCTGGACTGATTGGCTCTGTTTATGGAATTGACATTTACGTCTCTTCTAACTGCCCACTTATTGAAGACGCAACTTCCAACTCTGTTGGTACTGCGGATGTTCGTGGTGCATATCTGATTCACAAGGATGCCCTTGTACTTGCTGAGCAAATGAGCGTACGTTCACAAACTCAGTACAAGCAAGAGTATTTGTCCACTCTGTACACTGCTGACACCCTCTATGGTGTTCAAGCACATCGTCCAGAAGGTGGCTTCATCCTCTGTGTACCTGACGTATAAGTTAGGATAGGTTGGGGGGCTTCGGCCCCCTGACTTCTTATTATGAAAAAGAAAGACCCAAGATTAGCAAGAGTCGGAGTCTCTGGTTTTAATAAACCTAAGAGGACTCCCAATCACCCTACTAAAAGCCACGTTGTTGTAGCTAAATGTGGGGATGGAAGTATTAAGACAATTCGCTTTGGTCAGCAGGGCGTATCTGGTGCTGGCAAAAATCCAAAGACAGCGAAAGAAAAGGCGAGGAGGAAGTCTTTTAAGGCGCGTCACGCAAAGAACATTGCTAAAGGTAAATGTTCAGCGGCTTACTGGGCAGATAAAGTTAAGTGGTGAAATAAATGGCTACGATTATTACTAAGTTTTCCTCCACTGCGTCAGCCGTACCTACGGCTTCAGACTTAGTTCAGGGTGAGCTTGCTGTAAATACCGCAGATAAGAGACTCTTTACGGAGAACTCAGGTGCGACAATTATTGAGATTGGAACGAATCCTTCTTCAATTACAACTGGGGCTATTACGGCTACTGGTACTGTTACCGCTAACTCTTCTTTGTTGTCTTCCAATGCTACTTTTACTGGCGGTACAGTAAATGGAATGGTGATTGGTGGTTCAACACCCCAGGCTATAACTGGTACTTTAATCAC